ATAGCATCAGGAGGATCTAATGTAATATTTAAATCAGCCAATGTACCGCCAAAGGCTGCAAATGTAGATAACGTTACATCATCTGGTGCTATATAATAAGGAGCTGTTCCCGTAATAGTTACAGATGAGGTAGATAATGTAGGTTCAGCAGGAGTAACTGCCGTAACACTTAGATTAGCTAATGTTCCAGTAAAAGCTGCATATGTATCTAAAGTACCTGTTAATACACTTGGTTTGGAATATATAGGAATATCTCCACTAATATCTCCCTTAGCTATAGTTGCCACTCCAGGAGAATTTATAACGGGATCACTAACTGCATCCGGTGATACTGCAGTAATAGATAAATCACTAATAACAGGGGCTGATTGTAATACTACAACTGGAGCAATATAAGATGGTTCGGATTCGGAAAAATCAGCAACACTGACCGCACTAGTACTGGGTACAATAGGTATTGTAGGAAACGACCAAGTAACTCCAGGAAAACTATCAAACGTTAATGTTGGCAAAATAACTCCAGACGGAATGGTCATTGCCGTTAATGCTTGTGTTATAACAGAAAAATCAAATGTAGGTGATATTGGAAGTGGCTCAAATGTATCTAATGTTGTTGTCACCTTAACTCCCATAGCAGCATGTAAAGATCTAAGTGATGCATATAATGCAACTAAATATTCATATTCACTTGGAAAATTGTTAATACTAACATCGTCAAATGCTGGTTGATAATACGCAACTTGTGTAACAATAGCGTCGTTATTACCTGCAGCAGCAGCTGGAATGGTATAAATTTTACCAGCCAACTCATAAAAGCCAGGATTATATTTTGATCTATATCTTAAACTGGTTAAATCAGACGCTGCGTACCTATCTCCTGGAGCAATAAGTGTGCAGTTACGTAATATGCTTACATCGTCATGTTCTCGAACAACAGATAATATTCTCCCTGCCGAAGTAATACCGTCATCTGTTGCATCATGTGTGGACGTAGTAAATTTATTAAGTTCGTCAGGCCTAATTGTAATGATACGATTTACCACTTCTTTTACTCCGTCTACTAAAAATTGAGTCAACTCTCCCGTTGTAGGCGTAGTACCAACAGTCAATTGTGTTATTCCCTCCACCTTTGCTTGAAATGTTGCCATCTATGTTTCCTTTATTAGGCTTTGCTCGCCCCCTTGGGGAGAGAAGATTTCCCAGAGAGACGAGCTCCACCTAGTTTGCTTGCTTATGCGTTTACGCCTACAGCAGCCCAGCCAGCACTAGTACCATCATCCACCCATGTGAATAAACATGATTTTAGTGTGACTAATGTGACATTAGTTAATCCTAGCATTGAAACAGGGGTAACAACCTTGTTACCACTTGCTCCGCTATTGACTAATAATGCCATTTGACCGTTATAAGATCCATCTGCTAATGTTACAGCAGTAGATCCAGCTTCTGATAAAAGAGTAACTCCTTCAACAGATGCAGCACCTCCACTAGGGAGATCCTTTATAACATTCCATTGGGGGCCTATGGCAGGCTTCTGTATTTTCGCTAATACAGCCATGTCATACCTCCTTAAGCCATTACTAGGCCATTAGTGGTTGCTGAACTCATGCTGTCAACTATAAACCAGTCAGTACCATCGCTTACGACACTTACGTAATCGCCTGCTACAGTAGCTGAGCCTGTATCTATACTAACATCACCGTCAACAGCAATATCACCGGCACCAGTATTAGCGTTTAAACTACCAACAAAATCATCTGCAGCTGATGTATTTACTCGACATGCAGCTGTTGCATGAGCTGAGAAGATGAATTGGAAGTTCAGTCCTGCTGCAGCAGCTGGAAGTGTAACTTCCGTGCTATTTGCAGCTAAAACTACTAATGCACCAGTCTCATCAGCTCTTAATTGCTGATGAACACCTGCTGCAACAGATATAACTTGACGCAGACCTCTTCCATAAAGGTCCATATCATTATCAACTTGATTCGATCCATATAATGGATTTGCCATGATTAGTCTCCTTTATGCTTTCCAGATAGCATGAGCTTCAGGCATTTGCCATTCCATACCAGCTTCGGTAAGGATTAGGTCTACCCGACGATCAATGCCACTGTTTTCAAGTGTCTGTACGCCTACATAAACGGAAGTATCACGGTTCACACCATTTCCACTAAGTGGACGATATGCACAGTACTTCATATTTATGCCTATGATATTCACAGAACTACCATCCAGGTGGATATTACGAGCAGCATTAATGTCACCGTAAGGTGTACTAATGGTTGTAATGTCCACACCGAAAGCTTTCTTTTTACCTGAGATAGCCATATCAGCACGGAACTGAGGAGAAACTTCAAGATTGTTCTTGAAATACCCACCCAATTTGTGTAGCCAATTATATGTGGCTGTATCACAGAAGAATACGGTTGCTTGTGAATTGTTATACCGAGGATCAGAATAACTGGATAAGTCATCCAAGAAATCATCTGCTGTCTTGGTGGATGTATTCAAGGAGAATACATTACCATGATTCAAGACAAAATCAACTGCACCCTGTGTATAGTTGTAGTCATTAGATGATGCTTGGGCTCCAAACAGTAATGATTGCTCGATATCCCACTTATGCTCAATGAGCTTTTCTTTCCAGATCCGTGCCCATTCACTGGCATCATACTTCAAGTTTGTTGCTCTTGCAGTATTTGTCATTGCCATGGATGTTTTCCAGATTTGAGTCTGGCCATGGTTGAATGAGTAAGGTTGATCTTTCCAAGTGTCTGGATAACCAGATCCTTCCAGGTGAGCATTGCCCACTACATATGAACGACCAGCTTCGAGTACTTCAGCGATATTAGCGCTGTATACACCCTCCAATGGTTTATCAGATCTGAAAGAACAAAGTTCCACAGCAGCACTTTCAGGAGCACGTACAACTTCACATGAAAGTTTTACGGCACTCTTTGCTGTACTACTGGTTGCGGCACCTGTTGAAAGATCCCAACCTGCGAATGCAGTGGTAGCAGCTGCAGAAGCAACGGCTTTAACTCTAAGAAGAGCATAGCCCGCTATTGCTGCGCCACCTGTTGCAGTTGCACTTAGGTTGACCTTGATTACTTGATCCGGTAAGAAGAATCCTGGAGCAGTATCGCCACCACCAACGGTGATTGCGTTTGTTGACTGCCCATAGACATTCTGAATATTACCTTTATTCTCATAATCGCAAGCCATATACAACTCAGTTGTTGTACCTGCGACCAGAGCCGTCCCTGATTGGTCTTTAATTTCAGCGTCGTTAAAAATATCGGCACCTGTACTATTTACCCAACCAATTACGTAGGCATATCTTTTATGCCAGCTACCACGTTTCTCAGCATACTTAAACTGAGGATCGTCGGTAGGCTTTTTTGAAGTCATGCTCAGGAATCTAAAAAACGGATCCTGGGCAATCGCTAATTCGGACACACGATTTCCAAAATTGTACTTACGCCTAATATCACCTGTTACTAAGTTGGTAGCATCATTGATACTACCTGCAAAGTCATCAGGTACAGTTAGGTCAGTACTAGGATATCGTACGCTAAATAAATCAGCCATAGGATTAACCTCCTAAACGTATTATGGTTATTGTCTGACGATTAATCCCGAAAGATTCTTAGTCGTCAAACAGTGTATCTACTTCGTTATCAATATTCAATATGGATTCAAACATCATATCTTCTGGGTTTACATCCACATGAGTACTGCTAGCTCCGCTAGCACTTGTAGGTACATTCCTGACGTTCTGCATTTGACTTAACATGTCCTTTTTTGTAGCATTAGCAACATTTTTATTCGACTGGTCTCTATTCAAAAGAAAATGAATATCATCCAAGGTCATAACATGTCCCTTTGCTTTCTCGACCATTCCTTTAAAACCTTCATCTGTCATACCATGACGTTTCTTAAACTCAATTTCCATCTTCTTTCTGTCAATGTCCGCTTGGACCTTAACATTCCGTTGACGTTCATTAGTAAGAAGCTGTTTAGCCCGTTTATTAACTGCTGTGTTAATATGTTCCTGCATTACTTTTGCAGAATCTGATTCGGGATCAGTAACAGCATCATGGGCATCATAGACAAAGTCATCATCTAGTTTTAGTCTATCTTGGACACTCTGTGCCGGTTTACCACCAGACTGCAGATAATCACGAACGTGATCTACAAGACCGCTATCGTGTTTCATTGCGTCGAGAATCGGTACGAAAGGCCTTAAATCTGTCAGCTCATTATTCATATTCTGAGCTTCACGAGTTGAATCCTTATACCGCTTCTCCCAATTCACGCTTTTTTCAGAGCCTTCCACGGGTAGTGGAGGAGTTACCACGGGGGCGTCCTCCGTTTGTGGTTGGGTTACTTCAGTGATTGGTTCGTCTAATACACCAGAATTTACTTCACTTTCCAGTGCGTTGAAGAAGTCTTCAGTAGTGGGGCCTGACTGTTCAGAGTTGCCACCTTTTTGTACTTCTGCCATTCTATCTCTCCTTATCTTGTTATTGATTTATGTTGAAAATACTACTCTTTAGTATTATTTTGCAACGTATTTATTAATTTATTTACTTCTCCCTCTAATCTAATCTTTTGACGCTCTTCTTCTGTTTCCATTTTGTCTTTCCCAGATTCAGCTTCCTGCTTCATAGTACCTCGTAATAATTTCTGCTCAGCCTGTGTCTGACGCAATGCGTCTTTTTCTTCTCCCTTCACTTCAACCTTCTGCTTATTGATCTCAACTTCAGCCTGCATAATCTTACCTTTAATACCAGCCTGCACAAGTTGACGTTCAAGAGTTTCAATTGTTCCCTGAAGATCTTTAATCTTCTCAGTAGACTGCTTCAAAGAACTATTAAGTTTAGCATAAACACTTTTTCTCTTTGCAATTTGTTCTTTATTTCTCAAATCTGTCTCCGCTAATACAGCTATATCATCTACAATCCCAAGCTGTAATAATTCTTTTAATTCTGCTAAATATGCCCACCTATTAACAGGTAATGTAGATCCAGCTACTATACGAATATCAAATTTAGCTGTAGCATAATCATGAAATTTACCAATTGCCTCACCATAATCATTATACATTGGAATATTTATCTCTACTGTTCGCTGTTCCTGGAGAGCATTGGGTTGTACAACTCTAAATACTTTATGTGCTGTATATACTGCCTGAGAAAACTGCATAGTAACAATACCTAATTGTTTTAAAGCAGGTTCGATAGCATTTTTCATCCATTGCTTGACACGCCTTGTCCCATATTCATCTAATGCCATCATACCACGAAATGTATCATGTTGTTGCTTGGTATCTCCCTGCATAGCTCCATATATACCAGCTAAGTATTCCATATCTCCTTTACCTTCCTGTACAATAGTAAAGAAAGCATTAGATAATGGCATAGGTTGCACAGGAGTCGGTGGTGCAGCACCAGGACGAATTGGCAATAACGCGCCAGGAGATGAGGAGTATTTCTCCCAATAGTCTGTATCAATAGACCCCTCTTCGTACATCCATCTTAAACTGCTCCCCAATGATGCATTGTGCACCATAATCTGATGTGATTTATTAATTTCTCTTTGCTTCCCAATTAGTGGAGATACTGCACTAACCGGATAAGGTGTTCCAGTCCATTTATAATGAAACGGTACCAGTGGATATTCTGTAACATTTTCTGGTAATACCTTTTCATATAATAATGTAGTTCCTGCTGTACAAGTTTGTCGTACCCTATTACCATAGAACTGAATCGTATCTACAACATTTTTTGCAAAAAGTTGATCCTCCATTAAAACATCAAACTCTTTTTCTGACATAACCCTATTTTCTATTTTAGATTGTTCAGCCGAGAGTTTATCCTGCATTTCCTGTTTTGCCTGTGTTAAGGCTTGTTCATTTTGTTTTTCAATATTGTATACTTCTAATTTATATCTTTCCTCAAGTATTGCACCCTGCTCTAGTTGTTTACCTAATTCTGTTACTTGTTCTAAAGCTCGGACATCCATCTCTGCCTTCAGTTCAGCTAGTCTGATATCAACTTGTTCTGCTATCATACGCATTGTTTTTGGATCTGGGGGTACTTGATAGAAGACATTCATATAGGAGATCTTAATTTTTTCGTATAACTCGAAAAATTCAATTAGTTGATCTGATTCACCATCTTTAGGATCAATTGCCTCAGCACCTGATATATCTTTGTAACTGAAATCCTTCCTTAACCCACCTATAGCCTTTTCAGAGAAATTATTTTCTCCGCCCTCATCACTTCCAGCCTTATCTATTTTACGAGCATATTGCGGGAATAATGATTTCAGATGTCCTTTCGGCATCACCTTACGAACTAATATAAAAGCTGCATCCCTAAATAATATATCTCTTGCTTTAGGATCTACATATATATCAAAAGGCTCTGGTTGTTGTAATTCTACTTCCCCCATACCATTATCAGCATTTTGATTAACAGTAACCATCATCCAACCAATAGATTTAGTAACCATCATCCAACCAATAGATTTAGTAATAGCATTATTAATAGCATTACCATATTGAGTCCCCCCATCTGAACTATACCAAATATAATCAGCCATATCAGAAAATAATGCTGCAACATCTGAATCAGACCCTTCCGCACCTATAGCCTGCCATCTAGGAGTATTGGCAGTAGCATAAAAATTTAGCATCTCAACTACTGGTGCAATTCTATTTATAGTAAAGGTTGGCATACCCTGCTCTTCCAAGGAAGATCTTTCTTTTTCAGTCAACTGATTATCGTTTGAAAAATCAAATCCTTTCTGATTGACATACTCCCATTCCTGTCTAGTAGCAGTATTTACCCGATTGAATATCTGTCGGACTCTATCTGCTTTTTTATCTCTCTTCTTTGCCATTATTTACCTTCCACATAGTTATTATTGGCTACTGGATAAGTCCCCTGTTTTTTCTTCTTCTTTTGATTATATTCACGCCTAGCATCCCCAGTTTTTAAATCACTGGTATCTGGTACGGTTAAATCATTTGTTGTAAATATTTTACTCATTAGCCTTTTGCTTTTCTTCCCAAGTTAATAAATGCATATATTCTTCTTGCTCTGCTGTAAAACGAGTTCGACCACCTGACAATTTAGGTTGATAAATTCCTGGTACCTCTTGCATAGAACCTTGTTGACCCCTTGGCGCTGAACTCTCCATTGTAGTATAGTTATATCCCCCAATCTTTGGACCAAGATTAGCTATAATGTCATCCCCTGTCTGACTACCATATTGACTATATGCCCTTAATTCTCCTAATCTCGCACCTCTGGATTCATCAGTTCCCTTTTCAAAAAGACTAAACCAGTCTTCTCCTGTTGGGCTAAAGCTAGATGGATCATATTTAGCAACTTCTTGAGTTGCATCCATTAGTCCTGTTCCTTCTACTGTTTTTGCACCTGTTATTAATGAATCTACTAATCCCATAATATCTCCTATGCTGTTATCCAGGGCCGAGCCTGGGGTTTATTTTTGTAGTACACGCCCTTTTTATTCTTCTGCAAACCCATTGGTGGGCATGCATATTTGCATGCATACGCGAGAGCATCTATTGTATCATCATGTCCCATCCTAGGACCAAATGTTATGATTTCCTGATGAAGATCCCACATATCTTTCTTAAGGAATACCGAACGAATCGCAAACCTTTGAGCAAGTATTTCCTGGATCCTGTCGCGTTTTGATAATCTGTTACCTGGCTTTTCAGCGCAGTACTTGACGCTAAAGTCATTGCGCCTACGCATTTCCGCCACAAGCGACTGAAAAATTGGTCGAGACATAGTAGTTTCCTCAATTGTAAAAAGGGAAGGATGATAGATGTTATTATACTCGAAGAGGTAATCAACGATTCCCTTTTTATGCTCGCCCGGTATTCCGAGGACAGGCAATGAACGCTTGCGAAGATAGTTAATAATATATACATTATTATCAACATCAACCCCAACAATAAGTAAAACGCTGAAGTCACTATCCCGACGAGCAGAATCTGTAGCGGGGTCGCAACCAGCAAACACATTGACAGGACGTTCGCCAAGCTCTTTTGTAACAACATAGGAAATACCTGTGTCTTCATCATGCCTAAAGTCTCCATCCCAATATTTTATATGGCTCCTGGTAAAGATTGCATCATCTTCATTCTGAACCTCCATCATATATTCTTGGAAGAATTTCTGTGGCTGACCTGAATCAGCATAAAACTTCTTCTTTCTTGTCATCTCCTTTTGACCAAACCAATCGGGCCAAAGAGGAGTACCATCAGGCTGTAATGCCTTATATGTAATTACTTTCCAGCTGAAATCTTTTCCAGCAGACTCTGCTTTATTATGCGCAATAAGTATATTGGCAATAAAACTATCAAAATGCACAGGTGTCCCATTAATACGAAGCCGTCCCGTATGAGGTTCCAGAGCAGGGAACACAACAGCGGTAACAAGATTGCTGATTTTAGCACGAGACTCTGGCGTAATGGTATTATTTTCATCCTCAAAATCGTCGAGAACGATGAGATCATATCGTTTATGGAGCTTAGCCCCTCCACGTATACCTGAGAGATTCGATTTGCTGAGTAATTTACATCCATTCTTTAGCTCTATGTCGTCTTCTGTCCATTTTCTCCCCTTTAAATTACCGAAATAATACTGCACTTTATCATTATATTCCAAATGATATTTTATATAGTCAAGGTTTGGCACACTTATCTTTGACGATGCAGCAACCCAACCGTAAAATAATGGTTCCTGCGTAAAACAAAAATCATGCATAATGCCACACTTCGTTAGTACCGTCTTCCCATGCCCACGTGGTAATATAACTGCTAACTGTCTGACATCCATATTATTAATAGCATCTACTACTTCGTAATGAAAAAACGGAGTTTCACTCCGCATAAAATCATCTGGTAGAAATAACTTACCAAAAGAAATCAGATCATGCCTTGCCATCTCCAGTTCCATCTCAGCCTGGCTAACATT